CTAATTGGTATAAACTGCGTTCGAGAATGTGACGAACTTGTAGTTCTTCGTCGTCGGCTGGTTTCCAGAACCGCTAACCTCGACGCCACCGAATGACGAGTTCTTGAGGTTTCCGACAGACGTTCTCCCTCCTGAATTGTCTACGCGGAAATCTCCTGCGATGTTAGAGTTCATGATGTCGAACACGCAGCTGCCCCCCGAACTGGTTTGAATGACCGACCCGGAAGTGTTCTCTCCGGCAAGAACAATGCAGTTTCGCAGAGAGATGCCCCGGCTTTGAGTGCCGGAGGAGCCAACGTTCAAGGTCTGCAAAAAGGTTGACTGACGGGCGATAACGTCGTGAACGAACTGCGCTGCCGGCGTCGATATATCCATCGACGGAACTTTCACTCGCGCATTCTCGAATTCGACGCCTCGAATGCCAATGTTGCCGGTGCTGTCCACCAGATTGATATCACCGGAGAAGATATTTGGCCCTAGCCCTAGTTGGGTCGACGTCCACCCCCCGATGAAATTCTCAATTCTGTTGTTTCCGTTAAATCCGCTTCCGGTTTGATGGCAATTAACAATTCCATCGACGTTCCGGTAGATGTTCCCCGAATTCACCACACCGATCAGCGTATTGGCGTCCGAGGTAATCTGAATAGTGCCGCGAGTGACTCTGTCAGAGCCTCTCGTGAGAACCTGATTGAACACGCAATCAGTGTTATCGCGCAGCTTAATATGATAATTGCTGCCGAGGTATTGGTCTGCGTACACAACCATGGACTCGACTGTCGTGCGCAAGCACCCTTTCAGATAGATGCCATGATCGCCGCTGGTCGAGTGCTCGTAGGAAGGGTCCTGATCGGTGGTCAGGCTTCGGATATACCCGTCCTCGATGTTGTACTCGGCGACTGTTGAGTTTCCCGCGAAACCATAGCCAAGTGACACGTAGCCCGTCACGAGGAAATCGCCCAACGTAGGCCTTTTCAAAGTGTTGAAATAAACACCGTGGCCCACGCCCTCGGGATCGTTGCAATGAACATGGACCAGACCGGAAATCTGTAGCCCATAGCTGGGTCGCAGGATTAGACCGTAAACCCCTCCCCCTTCTGCAATAATATCGAGGTCGCCAATGCGATTGTTACGGCTGCGGTTATCAAAATTCGGCCCGCCGAACTGCATGAACCCGCGCACCTTGGCATAGCCGACGCTAGCCCCGTCACCACCTAAGATGAATGTTCCAGTTCCACCCCCAACCACAAGCTCCACGCCTGGAAGAGTGTCGAGGGTGTAATTGCCTAGCCACGTGAAGCTGGAAGCATGGATCGTATGTCGAAGGACGTATTTGGATGGAGGCATGCGCGAGACGGCATCAGTTCCCGTCACCTCATCCTCTGGAACAGCGCCATAATCAGTCGCGCACAGCGGCCCTTCAATGATGCGCTTCCAGCGGCCACTAGCGGTGTCGGCAGCCTCGAACACGCGCCCGCCATCTGCTGTCTCCGCGCTAGCCGCGTCCCAGAAGAACCGCCCTCCACCGATGCCGGGACTGGAGGCATGGTATCCCGGAACGAAGACAATAATGCCATTTGGAAGGATGCCAGTCGGAAGGGTGGACAGGGCGGAAATACTAGCAACCGTCGCAACGCGGTTGGGATCAGATGCATCCCATGCTGCACTCGCTGTATTGGCGGCGGATTCGGCCCGATCTGCCTCCTGCTCCGCCTTGTCGGCTTCTTCTCGCGCGCGATCGACCTCAGCCCCGGCCCCTTCGAGAGTGGACTTCATAGCCCTGCGCAGGTTCTTTTTCTTGGGGTTCCATACGCCAGTGTCTGGATCACCCACAGGCAACGGCGCGTTGACCGGCTCACCAGGCAACCCGTCACCGGTATAGCGTTTGAACTCGCGAAGCTCGCGATTGACGATCTCCTGCGGTGTATCGGCCATTGCTTGCTCCAACAGAAAAAACCCGCTCGGGAGCGGGCGGACAGTGACAAACTTCGTTTCGGCTATTCTTCCGGCTCGGGCACCGGAATGGTGATCTCGGCCAGCGGGAAACTCCAACCGCTCACCACGTTCTGCGGCCCCAGCCAGCGCGCCTGCGCCTGATAGGCTCCATCGGCAAGCTGGGTTTCCCGTGCCGTGGTCTGGCTTTCGGTATCCATGGCGACCCAATTGGAGCCCGCCCCTGCCCTGATTTGGACTTCCAGCGTCAGGCCCTCGCGGCCCGGTTCATCGACAGCGGCAAGAACCACGCCCGGAGCGGGATTGGAAAGCGTCAGGTTTTGCGGAATCGGGAATTCGAGATCGGGCGAGGTATCCTGCGGAATGGGCGGGTTCTCTCCCTCCTCCGCCGTAGTCCAGCTATAAGCGGCTTGGTTGATCGACAGCACATCGATCTCGACGCTGGCGAGGTCGGGCGAAGGCTTGATGCCCGCGACATAGAACGCTTCGTCAATCTCGAGCTCGGGAAGGATGGACCGCACCGTCCGCTCACCTAGGGCGTTGAGGCCAGATATGTTCTGCTGCTGCTTGCCCTTCCAGCGCGGGTTCGCCTTTGCCTGGTGAATTTTGGCCAGTCGGCGCCCCTGTGTCGGACTGGGCACGAAGTCGAGATCAAAATCGGATACGATCGGCCCGCGTTCGGCTTGATCGGCAAGATCGATCCACGCCGTAGCTTCCATCGTCTGATAGTCGTGCTGCGGCGAGGTGTACATGATCTTGAGTTCGTTGAACGCGGCGAAACGGTTGTTCCCCTGGTCCATCGAATGGCCGAGATTGTCATTGGCCTCCAGCGTGACGGTCGGCGCTTCCCACTTGCCGCCCCGGATCGCCACCTTGCCTTCAGGCGTCTGGTAGATTTCCCCGTCGCAGGTGTTGAGCATCTTGCGCAGGACAGCGTGCGGCTCCTCGGTGAGCTGATACACGCCCCACAGCCGATAGCGTTTTTCGCTGCCGCCGGCCGCCAACGGCACCTGCTCGTCGCACAGGTTGGCGAAGGCCGCAAAGCTCGGAATGTCTATATCGTCTCGGGTCAGGCGATACCCGTCCGCATGGGTCAGATAATCGAGGATGCAGAGCGAGGAATTATCGCTCCAGGCCGTGGCATCATTGCGCGGGTCCCAAACCTTCGAGAGCCGGCACAGCCCCCGCACGGGCGTGTTGTAGCTCTCGGGGAAAACCTTCGCGACTTCGCTGGTCGAGCGAAACCTGACAACCGAATAGGCGATGCCGCGCAGACGGTGGGCGCTAGTCCATTGCGGCCAAACACTCGTCATGAGGCTGTCCGCCGCCTGGTTAGGCGAGCCCAGATGCGAGCGGATGCGTACATTCGAGGTGCTGGTGACGAATTCGCTGTTGGTTACGTCGCCATTACCATCCAGCGAGACGATCCGATCCCCGACCCGGAAGTGCTCGACGGAATCGATCTCCCCGTGGTGCATCATAATCACCTGGTAGAGGTAGCCATCCTTGGTATCGAAAAAGGCTCGGGTGCCGCCGAGCAGCGCACGGCCATAGCCCCGCACACGCGGCCCCACCGACTGGTTGAGAACCGCCTGGGCCTGTGGCGTCTTCATCGACGGCGCGGCCGCACGTGCAAACAGCGTGTAGCCGCCGATGAACGCCGCCCCGAGCACGACATTGGCAAAAGCCGTCGCGGCCGCCCATCCCGCCGCCGTCGCGCCAAAGATGTGTAGGCCGACGCCAATGAGCGCCGAGGAAATCGCAGAGAAGACCGCCATTAGATTGCCTTAGCCCAAGCAACTTCGGATACGAAAAAGCCGCGCCTCCCGAGGATTTGCGCGGCTCGCTCATTGTGCGGCGGGGTGCTCATCCGGACGAACCGGCACCCCCTCGATTTCGCCCAGCGCTCATAGAGAACCAACAGGCGCAGACCAGCGCCTTTCGCCTCTGGTCCAGCCCACCATCCAAGCTCCATACCGACCTGCTCGAACGATATCGGCGTCACGCCTACGGTGGCGGCCAGAAAACCCTTCGCGGCACCATCCGCCTCGGCAACCAGCAAAAGCCCGTCAGCGGAGCCGACAAGGCGCCGCAGCAAGCCCATTGTCGCAGCAGGATCGATCTCCAACGCCATCTTGGTCGAAGCGTGAAGATCAGTCACCATGTCCAGCACGGCGGGCAGGTCGTCGAAAGTCGCCGCCCTGATCACAGCACGGGCCACCGGGTTGTTTTCTGCACAAGATCGACCACCTGCTCCAATCCACGATCGCCGGGATGGCGCGAGTTCTGGTCGCGGTCGGTCAGAAAGCCATAGGGCGGGTTCTTCCGGTTCACCCACACGCTTTCGGCGGTGAGCTTTACCGAGCGCATACTGGCGCCCTGGGCGGAATAACTCATCTGGTCCATTTTCCCCGACCAGATCGCATAGGGCTGATCGAGCGGGATCATGTCGGTCAGGTCCCAGAAATTCACATAGACCGTGATGCGCCGATCCTTCACCCGGTTGGAGGCCTGCCGCGCCATCTGGACGATAGTGGCATCGACGCCCGACAGCGTCAGCGTGGTCTTGGGCGCTACCGTACCGTTCGGCTGCTCAAGTCCGTCGATGGCCACCCACTCGCCAACACCAAGCCAATCCTCACCTCCGAGGCGCACAGTGCCGAAGCCGTTCCACCAGCGCCGGGGTGTCTCACGGAACTGCGCATATGTCAGCAATGCCGCCGCCACCTCTCGGCCAGCGAGCTTGGCCTCGATGGTTTGGGAGAAGTAGCCCATTCGGAATCCTGCGCATGAAAAAGCCGCCCGAAGGCGGCGATGGAACAATCTGCGTGGTATCGAATTTCAAGGATCATCCACAGACAAAGGGGATATATCCGATGACGCAGATGAACCAGCCTGCTGGAAAGAACGTCAATGATGCGTCATCTCGCATCAGCGCAGTGGTGCGCATCCTTGAGCAGTACCAAAGCCGCTCGCCCAGCAAAAAAAGGATTTAGTGGCGCCGTACCATGCCCTACTTAATCCCACACGAAATCGAGAAGCGCGTTCGTATCCGCACTGTCGATGTACGCCCCTACGCTCGGAGCTTCGCCTTCACGATTACCTGGCAGGACCAAGCTGGCGCCCGCTACCCCGATAATACGCAGGTGGAATTGGCTTATGCTCCACCGGGCGAGGACTTTGTTGCACGAGCCAACAGCGCGCATATTTTCGAAATCCGGCTTGAGCTTGAGAGGTCAGGCCCCACACGCGCTAAACAACTCGGCATAAGTTTGGATGCCTATTATTCGGCGCTTGACGGGTGGGACGGTAGAGTCACCATTCTTACCGGCAAGGACTTCACCACGCCTCAACAAATTCCAAACCGCCATTTCCCCAGCGGCCCGTATCAAGCTCAAGTTCACCAGTCTGGTCCTGCGCAAACCGCATCAGACAAACCGGACGATCTATGATCACTGTCCCGCCGGCCGCGACGTCCTCGCGCAGCCATGGCGTGAACCTGATCTGGGTCGGCTCGCCCTCTTCCTCTTGCCAGGTCTGCGTCACCATGTAGAGCCGCAGCCCGATGCCGAAGTATTGACCCGGACGCACACCGTCGATCCCCGGCGCATAGGTGACGGCGATCTGGGTGGCATTGAGCGCGGCGGGCTCTGCAAGCGTGGCAAAGACCGGCGTATCATCTTGCCCCCAGCCGGATAGGTCGAAAGCGACACCCTCTTGATCGATATCGCCACCCCAACGCGCCGCTGACTTCTCATCTAAGCGCCGCCCATTGGCGTCACGGGCGCGGAACACGTTCCATGTCGGGACGAGCACCGTCCCTGCTCTGCCGCCCATCCCGCCAACAAAAGAACGCCAATCGAGGATAGTGCGCTCATTCATAGCTGGGATCGTCAGGCGAGCCTTCCAGCGGCCGGAAGGCGCCACCGTGACCTGTTCGTTGCCGAGGATCGAAACCCCGCCTGTGCGGCTCTGGTTTTCAAGCATGAAGTCCGATCGGCTGGGCCAGAGGTGAACGGGCCATGTCGCTGCGCTGAGCACCATCACCCGTTCCTCATCTGGTATTCGGTCTGCATGTTGCCGAAGTTGCGTTCGACCGTCTTCATGCCCTGGGCAACACCCTCAGCAACCATCCGCTGAACTTCTGCATTTCCAGTCGCGCCGTTGACGTTGATCGTGACCTGGACCTTTTGATTTTGGTTCGCCGAACCGCTATTCCCATTGGCCGGAATGACCCGTTCGCCGCGCTCAAGGATCGCCGGCACCTCATTGGGCTTGAGACCCGCGATGCCGCCATTGTGGTAACGCGGTGCACTGGCCCAGATCGTTGCGGGGAAGGCTCGGCTATGACCATAGCCATGCAGGCCGGCAATTCCTCCATCGTGGAGGATGCCAGGAATTATCATCCCGCCGAGAAGGCCGCCTCCGCCACCCCCAATGCCCCAGCCCAAGCCGCCAGCCGCTGCGGGCGAAAAGAGCGTCTGAAAGGCCTGATTGATCAGCAATTGCCCCAGAGACCGAAGTAGGTCTCCAATTCCCTCCACAGCGCTCTTAGAGCCGTCGAGGATGCCCGTGAACAGGCTGGAGAACCCGCTGGCGAGTTGGCTGTTGATCTGGGTCGCCTGCTGCTGCTGACGGGCCATCATCTCAAGTTGAACCGTTGCGGCGGCATATTCCGACGACATGGAATTGATTTGATCCGTCACGGTGGCCGTGATCGGAATGCCGGCCTGCTTAGCCTGGTTCAGAAGATCGAACGCGGCCTGCTGGCGGGCGACCTCATATGTGGACTGGCCGAACAGCTCGATTTCGAGATGAAGCTGATCGATGCGCTGCTGGAAGTTGTCATTGGCCGAACCCCAACGATCAGTTGGCGATTGCCCCCTTGCGGAGCGGCTGGCCTCGCGTCGGGCGGTGAGGATGTCCGTATTCCGCACGAACTGATCGAACGCCTCCTGGGCCTGATCTCTGACGGCTGCTGACGGGCTGTTTAGGGCTTCGGCCAGCAAATCGGCTGCCACCTCCTGCTGCGTCCTGATCTCCGGCACCATGCCCTGGATTTTCTCCATGGCATCGATCGGCGCCTGTAGCGCCGCTTCTAGCCCGGCATTGGTGAAATCGCCGCTTCCGAGCATGTCGAACGATGCGCGCAGATTGGCCATGCGGGTGGCGGCAATGGCCGCCTCATCGGAAAGCCCGGCCAAGGCCATCTGTGCTCCGCCGATCCGCGCCTCTAGTTCAGCAGCCTCACGGGTGGCATTATAAAACTCCCCTGCGATCCGACGAACTTCCGCATCGACGTTGTCATTCATCTGGATCAGTTGGAGCTTTTGGGCAAACTCCTCGGCCGAAATGATGTTGGCGTCAAACTCGCCCTTGATCTGGCGAAGTACGGCCAGGTCTTCGTTGATCGAGCCGAAGGTCAGGAATGCGTCATCGCGAATGCGGAAGTTCTCGATCCGGTTTTGCACCATTTCGAGTAACCGCAGGTCCTCAGCAATCTGTCCGCCGATCTCTAGTCGAGCCAGTGATGCAGGAAGACGACTTGCCTCCTCGATATAGTCCCGAACGGCATTTTCCAGCTCGTCGTAGCCGCGCAACAGCTCACTCAACCAAGCAACGTGATCCTCCAACGTGCGCGTGGCATCCTCGCCGCTATTCAGCATGCCTACGAAAGCCTGCACGCCGGCAGCGCCAAGCCCGATGGCGGCAATAGTGGCAAGATTGAGCGGATTGAGCAGCCCCATCACAGCACCGCCAAGGGCTTGGACGATCTGTCGGCTGTTCCCGATCTGATGGAAAACCCCGCCGACCTGTGTGCCTTGCTGCATCGCAAGCATCATCGGGTTCTGTCCCATGGCCGTCATCATGGCAATGTCTTGCGCCTGGAACAGGAGGTTCGTGGTGTGCGCTGCATTGACTGTTCGAGCAGCCGTCGCGGCTGCTTGGTTGGCACGCAGCGAAGCGGTTAGCCCATCGTAAGCCGCTTGCTCGCGCATGACTGCGGCCGTCGCCTCATCGGCCGTTATGGCGCCGAGGCGTTGCGCCCGGTTGATTTCGGCCGTGGCGGATTCAAAGCGCTGTTGGGCCGCGAATAGCGGGTTAAAACGTGCGCGCATCCGGTCCAGCTCATCGGATACATTGGCGAGGGGACCTTCCCATTGAGCCGTTGCGCGCGCGACGCCAGTCTGCCGTTCAATAAATCGCTGCATTACTAGGTCGGCCTGGCCATAAGACCGGGTGGCCATTTCGGTAGCCTTTTGTCCCCGTTCCATGGCCGAGGCCGTTGCACTGGTGTGACGCTCGATATTTGCGAGTACTGCGGTCACCGATCCGATAGCAGCTGCCATCTCTCGAGAAGCCCGACCGACACCTTGGGCACCGCGCTCTGCTTTGCCAGCAGAGGC